GTCCGGTAGAATCATTGATTGTTGGCAGGGTAATGGTGTCCGGTAGCTCAATTTCCACCTCTACCTCGTCATAATGTACCAAGCCCTCAAATGAAAAGCCGTTAAGCTCCCCAGACTTAACAGCCTCCCATAATTCAGGGTCAGGTATGTGCACACCGACAACCCACGATTCAGGGGCAAAAACCGGGTCACCCTCTCTGGCGATAAATGACTCCACGACGTAGGCTCTGGTCAGATTGTTGTCGTGGTTTACGTCGATGACATGGGTATTACCTGAACGCATGAAATTATGCGCCATTTTCCGCACTTCATCGGGCGTCATAAAATCTCCATGAGCATCAGGCACGTTCGGCACGTAAACCTCACCGTAAACCACCTGCAATTCATCGTCAGATTTTTTTATCGCGCTCAGATTCATACCCTAACCAGTGAAATTAATTGCAATCCGGTTAATGATTACAGTTATCATAACCCAAAAAAACCAGAATGCCTAACCACCAGACAACCGTTTAGCCTCGTCCAACTGTGCTGCTGTTATGCCTAGGATAGACATTATTTGATTTTCTGGCACCCCTGAATTAAGTAAATCCCAAACCTCACGTACAGTCTGCATGGGAACCGCTGGCCGCTTTTTGGGTTTTGGCTCTGGTTTGTTGGGGTTTAGTGCCTCGATACCACGACTCGGCAACCTGATAGGTCTGCGCTCGATCTTCTCAGAAACCTTGACTAAGATACCTCTACATCTTGGGTGATAAGGTGGTGTGTCCCACCCACGTTTCACTAAGTCCTCATTGGATAGTCGATCAAACAGCGCCAGTGATACCGAATCCTGACGGGGGAATGGGGCGATTGATTTTAGCTGATCCGGGTCAGTAACAGACAACCAACTGTCCAATTTCTTTTTGGCTGGAGCAACTTTGAATTTCCTGCCGTGCATCCTTGAGCATATAGGGCATGTTCTAGGGTCTAACATTTCACTGATTTTGTACTCAACATAACCCTGAAATTCACACTCATTCAGGAAACCCCAAGATGCCAGCCTTGACGTGTGCAGACTGCTAGTGAAATTAATTGCACCCTCGGCGTGGAGTTTTGCATAAGACACAAACGGTCTTGAAAAAGATTTTGACACCTCCCCGGATTCTCGTGACTCCTGATACTCCCGCTGAGACTTGTCAATGTACTTGGAAATGAGGCGCGTAAAATGTAGGTCGAGGTTCCCAAGGGCCATTATCAGCAATTCGGTGGCTTTGTCAGAAACAGAGTTAATCTGTTCGGGGGGTGTGCCTATCTCATTTGTGGACACAACATTTGACGCGCCGAAATATACGGCTGAGGTGGACACCGTTTTGATATAGGTTTTCAGTTTTTTGTCGGCAACTGAAAACGTCAGGGTTTTGGACAGCTCCAGTGCCTCCAGAAAACGGGCGTCCTCAATGGCAGCCTGAATTTCTCTAAGGGTTTTCTCGTTTTCAGATTCCCAAACCGAGTAAATGCGTTTGGTCAGGGAATCTTCTAACGTCAGGAAATTCTCGGCTTTCATTCGTGGTCGCACTCATGCAGTACGCAGTGTGTTGTCATTTTAGCCATTTCACGTGCACCGTCCGGGTCAATATCATAGGACGGGTAAATTTTCATGGCTACATAGCTATAGAAAACCTCGCGCTGCGGTTCGGTTAATGCCGAAATTTCAGACCTGATACCTCCAAGGTAATCGGGTGTGGCCTCAATCTCACCAGACAAAATGCCCACCCAATCCTCGGCCAGTTTGTAAACCCGGTTATCTGATTTTGCCGTAGGCGCTGGTGTAGGTGTGTCCTCTGGTTGTGTGGGCTCGACAATTCCATTAGATGGTTGCGCTGGCTGATTGTTGGGTTTGAGTACCAACCCGGTAATGTCTGACAGCGCGTCAATCAGTGATTCTGGGTCGATAACCTCTTTGAAGTTCGCCAGCCCCGCAATCTGCTGACTGGAATCCTTGACGTTAATTGGTTTGGATACCAGTTCAAAGCGCGGGTTTAACTCCCGCAGAATGGTGTTGGTGATAATCTCGTCAAACTCCTGCCGTTCAGGCTGGAATACCTGTGCCTCTGCCACGGTATAGGACGCATATGCACTGGCGTAACTGTAGTCCTCGGACTTTCCAACAAAAATTGGGGGCAATCTGAATGAAGCCCTTACCCTGCGCTCACATTTATCGTCATACCCCTCAAACATGGAATCCTTGCTCATATCTGAGCCAAACTTGTGAACGTCCAGCTTCACGTTACCACCGGAGCCATCCAAACCACCAGACGTAGATTCCACCTCAACAATGGCCGCCCGCAGTTTGCTCTTGGCTGTACCGGACAGGTACCCATATAGCTGATTCCTAACTTCGGGAGCCATCAGACCGCCCTGAATGGCGATTATTGCCGGGGGCAGACCACCAGCATCGAAAAATTCTAGGTTCAATTCCTCGGCCTTCCGGCTACCCAAAATTGAGGGCAATTGGTTAATCCATCTTGGGAGGCCGTAGGGTGATAGGTCATGTTTGTTTACGGTCAAATGGATAATCTCGGAGGCCCGGACATTTGGGGGTAGTCTCTCACCATTTTTAGCCCAAGCACCCGTTAGTTTGTTCAAATCTCTGGACGCACCAAATTCCCTGAAAAACACCTTTTGATTGTTGTGGTATTGGATATATCTGCGCTCTGATTTGAGCATGGAAACCACAGATTCCCTACCATTCCTGATAATGGTTCTCTGCACAGGTACAGGGTCATCCAGTTTTATCAGTCTCATTGTTGTGGACGGTACCCGGTTCAGGAACACAATTTCACCGGCCACGTTACGGATGACCTCAATGTAGGCATTACCCGTTTTCTCCAGATCAACCCTCAATTTTCTGCGCAGTGTGATGAAAGACTCACCGGGGTAAACCTCTCTGAAAAATTCTTCGAGGGCCTGCAATTCTGCATAATCCGTATCAGTGAGGGATTCCCCGCTTTTCAGGTCAAACGTGTATCCCGTGCCCTCAATATTTACCTCGTATGCGGAAATGCACTGCAACAAGGTATTGTTGTGCTCACACAGATAGACCAACCGCTCCAGCGGATACGGTGGTCGCAAAATCTCCATACCGCTAACGGCATCGTACAAATCAGAAAATGTGTCATCCAGATTAAGGATGTTCGACTGCACAAGCTCGCGCTCGGCTTTCTGAACATCGGTTAGCTGTTCTTCAACGGGTGTGACGTTTGTGATTCCGATAGCACGCGCAAGCGCCTTCTGCTGCTCTGATTTTTTAGTAGCCATTTAGGGTAATCCAGTGAAATTAACTGCAATCATTATAGGGCATCCATGCCCGCGTGGGAAACTAGGAAACGTAGGACAGCAGATCATCATTAGTATCAAACTGGTCTAGGTTGACCTCAACACATTCGGCCAGATTTGTCAGGCTGATTTCAACATCTGACGTGAATTTGATTTGTGGGTGCCAATCGAAATAATGCAACGGCAGATTCTCCATAATGTGTTTGATCCTCGTCGCATATTCAAGCACCCTATCGAGCTGCACGTAGCATGAAATGCTGTCATGGGTCATTCCCCACACCCATACATCAGGCATCGTTTTACGGATAATCGAAATGGCATACAACGCCATATCAGAAAGCGTGGATTGCACGGGAGCGTTTATGGCCTGACGCTCTGCTTTTGATCTCTGCTCATTGTCAGGTGATTTTATGAGCGGCAGATGGCGTATTCTGCCTAGGGGTGATCTCACATAACCATGGTTACGGGCAAATTCCTTGTACCTGTTATGCCATTCAACCAGTTTTTTGTACCTGCGGAAAAACGCATTCCTGAAATGTTCGGCTTCCTCCAGTGACATAATCACACCGTATGATGTTTTGGCGTAATTCATAAAACCTTCGGCGCTCATGCCGTACAGCAATCCAAAATTCCCCGCCTTACCGCGCTGGCGTGCGGCTTTACGCTCGTCCTTGTTTAAGGCCATCAATTCATCATAGGTAATACCAAGCACGTCACTGGCAGTCAGGGCGTGCAGGTCTTTTCCAGTGCGGTACGCCTCAATCATGGTGGGCTCATTAGCTAGGCAGGCCGCAACCCTCAATTCTCCCTGAGAATAATCCGCGTTCAGAATGGCATAACCCGGTGGGGGCACGTAAACCTCACGTAATTTCCCCGCCCACCTAGTGTGTTTGGGAAGGGTGTTGTGTACCACAATCCCGTTAGCAACAAATGAATGACTACCCTCTATGGTTAGATCAAATGTATGCTCCTCGCCCGCTGGCTCAATGCTGACAATCCTATCATTTATGAATCCCGCTTCTTTTGCTTGACGGGCGTGGTGAGGGCCGCTGTCATGCTCCACCCTCGTTTCAATCTGACGTAAAGTGTAGCTGGATTCAACCCGTACTCCTCCGCCCATTCTGAAAGGTGCTTTCTCTTCCCGTTGTATTTTGTTCCTAAATCCTGAATTACTGTCAGCATACCTACCCTTGATCCGACTACTATTCTTTGACGCTTCATATAACCTCCAAGCAACTAAACCCTCGACCAACTTACCGGCCTGAATAAAGCCAAATTCTGTAAGTATCGGGTGATTATGTGTGCATCGGATTGATAACCCAGACTCAGTAGTTACTTTCAGGACAGGGCGCACACCATTCCGGTAAACACCAATGACATTTCGCCAAGTGCCATCGTGCGTTAGCACCTCGAACCGTGAACCTGATTCATAATCGGTAACTATTTTTTCTATCTCAACCCATCCGGAACGGGTATATACAAGGGTGTCCCCTGTGCAGCACTGCATTGCCGGGTCTTTACATGCCAATCTTCCTGTGACTGTACCTGAATCATCCCCATTGTAATCCCCATGGAACAGCATGTAGGACGGGTGGAATTTACCGTCACTGCGTATGTGTTTGATAAACCCTATGACGTAGGTGGACAACGTTTTTTTGGCGCTGTTGTACTCATTCAGCAATTCACAAAATCTGTGCAATTCTGAATGTGTCGGATATTCTCTTAAAAGCGCTTCCATGTGTTCTTTGTTGGTGGCCGGTTGTCCTGATTTCTCGGTAACAATTAGGGGTTTCAGATTCAGACCGTAGGCCGTGAAAAGGTAATCGGAAATAATGGCCCGCCGCGTCAATGACAGGTTGTCTGCATATTTAACCCGAATCCGGCGGCCCACCAAACTAAGTGCCTCTGCCTCTACCTCTGCCAAGTGTTGCTCCAGTTCCAGTTTCAGGCTCTCATAGCGTTCCCTGTCCACTACAACACCACGATATTCAATGTCGTGAAACGCCAGCATGGCCGGGTGCAGTATCCGGTGGTAGAAATTCACCAGTTTTTTGTCTCTGGCGACTATTTTGCGTTCCGCCTGTGCCACCCGATAGGTGGCGTCAGTATCTCCGCCAGCATAGGTAAGCAGATCAGGCTTGGGTATGAGGTGCATTTTCCCTTTGTCGAACTTGGCGTTAAATTCATCGTCATATCCACCCAAATCCGGGCAGTATTCTTTTGCCAGCATATTCAGGCTGTTTGATCTGTTCTCGTCTATCAGACTCCCAAGCAATAGTGTGTCAAGAGAGAAATTAGTAATCTCCAAACCCCAATGAACCCTGATCCAAAGAAGGTCAAATTTCAGATTGGCCCCAACGGCCCGATATTTTTTGTCCTGAAACAGTGCAATTAATTGCAATCGCACATGCTCTGGCAGGTGACCATCCTCTGGAACGTAATAGACGTGTGACACTCCGGGGGCCGGGGTAATTGATAGAGACACTATACGGACACCTTCTGCATAGGGGTCTAACCCTATGGTTTCGAGGTCGATAGCGTAATCAGCAGGTTTGCCAGTCTTTTTGTGTTTGGATTCCAAAATCTCCAGACACTCGGAAAAATCATCAACGTACCTGTAATCACCAATTCTGGGATTCGGATTGCCAGTGTCCATAATCCGTTTAGCCAGATTGGCGCACCATTTGATAATCGGCAGTTTCCCGTAATCTCGATAAATTATTGTCGGGTCAAAGGTAACTATGTAATAGCGACCGTCAACAAAATGGGTCCTGCCTGTCAGGCTGTTAAGCGTTCGATTTTTTGGGAAGATTTTAAGCGCCTTGAATTTGTCCAAGGCACGACCACCAACAATAAATATCAGGTTATGGTTCTCAACTTCTGAGGTGTCATTGGTGATTGTGTGGGGTCGTCCCTCGAACAGTTTGAATATGAATGACTGAGCACGTGTATCCAGATTGTTCGCAACAATCAGCATTCAAACCACCCCCCAATCATACCCGCATGCCGGTAATGAGAAGCACGAACTGGCAACCATGGCGCTGGCGTACAGGTCACCATAACATACATGCAGGTCTGTGTCCCTGCCATTGTGGTCTGCAACCAATTCAATCAACGTATCCTGACTATCAAAACAAGCTACC